ATATTTTGGTATCAGTGTCTTAAGTACTCCAGCTTGATTAGCACACCACGACACAAATATGGCACACCAAGAACAGTTATTCATTCCATACCACTTGCCATACTTGTTATCATTGTTCTTTCCTTCTTTGTAGCCTACTTCTCCTAAGGCTATTTTTAAAAATTTTTCTTTCATATTTATTCCTCCTTGATTCCAAGAATCATTTTTATTTTTTGATAACAGTCTGTAGCATATTTCTTATAAGCTACAATAATTAATCCAATTATTTCAATTAGATTTATTGCATCATCTGGAATAACTATATCTACTCTTTCCAAAATAATTGGCATCGATTGTAAACATAAACAAAAAACTAAGAATGACAAAGAAAAAAGGAATATTTTAAGTATTCCTTTTCCTAACTTCTTCCAACTAAATTTTTTATTCATAGATCCGTTTACAGCTCCAAGAACTATATTTGTAATTCCAAGAGATAATAATACTCCTAAGAGCATTAAAACTGTAATAATGTTTTCTATCATAATTTACCTTCTTTCTTAATCTATAATTTCAAATGTCTTTACAATTGCTACAAGTTGTTCTACAAACGAATTTCCTCTTAAGAGTTTGTAAACTCTATAAGAATGTAGTATTGCATCTAATTCAAATTGTGTTATTTTCTTATCTCTTTTACAATCGTTGTAAATCGCCAAAATATCATTTCTTAAGGAACATTTTATTCCTTCAACCATTGCAAAACAAAAGACTAAAAAAGGTACTAAAACGCATGATATTAGTACCCAGTATTCTTTTATGAAGTTAATTATATCCATTAATTGCTTCCTCCTTCTTTTATTTTCCTTATCTCTTCTTCTAACTCATTATAACGACTTCTAAGCGATATTCTTTCCTCTTTGGTAGGATTATACTCTTCGTCTGTTAAAAGTCCTTCCATCCACTTTAAAGTCTTATAATCAGTGTTATTTAACTTTGCTTGTATCTCTTCCATTTCAAGATTGATTTGTTCTATTCTCTCTTGCTTACTTATTTTTTCTTGAATGGCTAACAATTTATTTTCGTCGAGGATCCATTCGTTATTTACAAGTTTGTAAGCGGGCCATAATTGAGTATCTTCAATTTGTGGAAAAGATTCTACTCTAATCATTCCTTCTGGTGTTTTAGAAAAACTTCCTCTTTCTCCAAATTTATAATAATGTTCTTCATCTAAATTTACATTATAATATATTTTTATTTCTTCATTATTTTCTTTCATTTTCGCCCTCCTATTTAAGTCTAAATGCTCTTATATATCCTCCACAACTTAATGAACTTCCACTATTTTGAAATAAAGTTAAGTTATAAATTGTAGGTGTAGATACTACGATATTAACACTATATATAATTGATTGAGCTATTCCAGTAAAGGAACAACCAGGAACCATTGTAAATCTATCATTTCCTTGTTCAAAGTTATTGCTTCCTGTTGTAAGCCCAACTCCTCTTATTCCACTACCATTTGATGAAAACCACGCTCTTAATTGTAACGTCCAATATCCCTTCTCAAGATAAATACTATTAACATCGAAATTTTGATTATTTTGACATGTACCAGTTTGACTAATAGTTTGCTTCCATTGTGCTGGAATAACTTTATCATTACCATAAGTTAAATCATACACCTCTAATTTTTGACAAAAAACATTTCCATTGTAAGTTATACCAGCGGTTCCATAAAATCCATTTCCGTCGTCTTTTTGTGTAGAAAAAGCCCATGAATCAACACCATCATCTAACTGAGACTGAATATAACCTCTATAAGTGGATTTTCCAATTTTTACATCATTGTATATTGATGTTTCATCAATACTCCATCCACCAATAGTACCACCAGTTGCTTTAATGTTACCACTTGCATCTAATTGGAAGTTACCAGCCGATATAATCAACTTACCTGCTGTTGTAATATTAATCTTACTTCCACCTTTTAAGTTTATCTCATCAGCTGCTGCATTTAGCATTGATACTATTTTGTTGTATTCATTGTTTCCTACTTTTAACTCTAGTTTGGCATCTACATTCTTTATTGCTTCATTCTTTGCATTATTTGCTTTTGTAGTTGCTCCCTCTTTTGTTTCATAGGTATTTGAAACTTCCATAGCAATTTTATTCTCTGTTGCTTCTTGACTTTGCGTAATAGCATTATTCATTTGTGTAGTTGTAGAGTAATCTTTTAATTTGTTATTAAAAGTACTTGTTAAAGAACTTGTTGTCTTGTTCTCGCTATCAGTAATGCTTTGCTTTATTTGATTAGTCATCTCTGTTGCTGTTGGCCTATCTTTGACTTTGTTGTCTGTATAGTCTTTTGATGTCTTGATAGCATCATCTTTAGTTCTTGTTATTAGTGATTCTGTACTTGCTTCGGAATCGGTTATCTTTTGCTCAAAAGTATTATTGACTTCTTCAATAGTTGTTTTGAAGTTGTCTGTTGATACTTTTTTGCTAAGATCTAGTCTTATTGATTCTTCCGTCATCTCTAATTCGCTCTTTTTAGCATATTGTGCGTTCAAAGATGAATCAGTCAAATACTCTATTTCCATATTAGAATATAGTTCATCGTTTAATGTAATATAATTATATCCTTTATGAAGTTTTAGACGTTCATAAGGTAATTCATATATTTGTGATTCTTTTAGTCTATAGTACAAAACTGCGTCATCTAATTTAGTTTTCATTTCATCAAGAGTTGTTCCCTTTGGGAATCCTATCCAATACTCATTTGAAGATGCATTTGAGCTTATAACTCCTATCATTTCTAAAGTATCCCATGACGACCAAGTTTTAACTTTAAAAGTTGCATGAGTAAACAGCACTGATGTATTAGAGTAATTTCCGTAGTTCGCACTATTTATTGGCTTTGGAATTGTCGCGTAAGTAACATTTGTGTATGTATCTTGAATTCCAATAACATTAGAAGATACAACATATTTTTCAATATTCTTAGTTAATTTTCCATTATCAAATATGTCTTTCACTTCGTCTATTTGAGCAAATTCATAATATCGATCTATTCCTTCATAAATTTCAATCAAAGAATTTTCGAACAAAGATTTATCATCGCCATAACATCTAAATCTTAAGAACTCGGCATTTGACATAGAATTAATTATTCCCTTAGTTTCTAATCCAACTGCACTTGTATTAATATAATTTTTATCTTTATCGTAAAAACTTATCAATACTCTATGCAATTTCTTATTTAAATAAAAAGAATAAATTGTATTAGGTTTTATTTTTAAATAATTTTTGCTTCTATATGTGTTTGTTGCGTTTAGATTTATTCCATTATCAATATTCCCTATTTCTAATTCTTCATCGAATTTATTATCTTTATTCATATCAATAAGAGCTGAATTCTTTTCATATTTAACATAACTAGAATCTTCTATTTCTTTTTTTCTTACCATTAAATTATTTAATTGAAATTCTTTTCCAGTTGTACTACTATTCGCGAATACTCCTAAAACATAAGTTCCTACATTCGAAAACGTAATTTCTTGCTCTTTTCCTGTATATACCCACTTAACGAGATTTCCCCACAAAGCATCAGTATAGACATATAATTGATGTTGAACGTTAGATTCACTGGAAATTATGTAATCTCCTGCTTCTCTAATATCTAACTTATACTGAGCATAAAAAGTCCCGCCTGTACCATTCTTTACAACAGAAATACTATCTTCTCTAAATTCATTATAAGTATAAGTACTATTCTTATATGATTCATCAAATATAGCATTATTTTTGGAATAATCTAATTGTTCTAACCATCTACCATATGGAACAGAATTGTGCGCAATTGTTCCCTCTTCAATCATTACATCTGTATATTCGACATAATCTTCTGCTTTTGCTATTCCATCAGTGTTAGCATATAGCCAATAACAAAGATACTCGTTTGTATCAGTTATTTCTTCTGGCAATTTAACTGTTTTGCTTCCACTACTTGTTAGTGCAGCACTTCCAAAAGATACTCGATTTCCGCAATCTTTGTCACAAGTTCCAAGCAAAAATTGTCCTTTGTTTGTAGAACTTGTTTTTATATTAGCTCTAATAGTTATTTTTTTACCTATTAATCCTAATTTCTTTATAGAACCAACAATGTAAACATTGGCTACCCATTGAGTAGTATTAGGTTGAATAATTTTTATGCCGTTATCTAAGATTTCACTAGAAAAATTATTTAAAGATGATTTTCTGTTTTTGTCAAATAGATTTGTTACTCCTTGTACTGTTTTAATTTCTTGTGGATTTGTTGGTGTTGGAGTTCCTTCTTGATAACTCTTACCCTCAATCATTATTGATTCTAAAGGATATTCTCCTGCATCAGTTACTTCGATAGGATTGCCTTTAGCGTTTTTCTTTGATGTTATCTCTTTGTCGAATTTGTTGTTTGTTTCTTCTACTGATAGTTTTATACCATCAAGAGATTCTTCAAATTCAACTACCTTCTCTTTAGTATCTGTTACTTCTTTTGCTATGCCTTTAATCAATTTATTGTTATGATCTACTAGAAATTTAACTTCGGCTAAATCTTGCTTTTTACTACCAGCCAACTTATAGTCGGTTTGTTTGCTTTCTAATACTTCGTTTTTAATAGTTGATTTTATCCTTGTTTCATCTTTAATTTCTAATATTACAGCATCAAATTCTTCTCCGTTTTTGTCTATTACCGTAATGACATCATTTAATTCATAAAGATAACCATCCACAATTTTATCCAAAACAAAAGGAGTATATTTAACTCCTATTATGTGTTTGGCAACTTCTTCTCTCATCTCTTCTTTATAAAGATCAACAAAAGGGTTATCTTCGATTTTTAATTCAACTCGATCGCCAGTAAATTCTTCTGGATAGATTATATCGTTATCTATGTCTTTATTACCTATAGAGACAGTATTTATAATTACCTCTTTTTCTCGAGATAACTTTTCATACCTCTTACGAGAAATTGTATCTCCTGTAATAAATTGGGATTTTATAGTTAAATTATCATTTGCATTTAAAAATGCTATTTCTCCACCTATGCAAGCAATACTCGATATCATTTGTCTATCTGTAATTTCACTGCTAATATTTGGTTGCTTAAAATCATAATCAGCAAAAGCAAAGTTCTTGTTTTCTAATTTAATTTTAAGTCTATTACATATCTCTTCGACAATTTCTAGTCCTTTATGCGTTTTATTATTACTCCAATCTAAAGAAGAGACATAAGTTCCTTCAAATAATTGGACCTTATCTTGAGCCTTTGAAATACTAATTGTCTTATCAGTAATATTGGTAGAAATATCATCAGCTCTAGCTATAAATGTTCCTTGCTTGATATATTCAATTGTTCCGTTAATAAGTAATCCTTTATAAACAATTATTTCTTTATTTAATAAATTAATATTATTTTCAAAATCATATAATTCTACATTCAAAGTTTTTGCAGGAAATCCTCCTGCTATAGAAGTATTAGAATGAGAAATTTTAGGAGGTGTTTTAATAACATCTCCTAAATATTCTTTCCCATCAACAACTATCTTACTTTTTGGAGACAAAGATGTTTTATTTAACGTCTCTTTGTATTCATTACTTGCTATCTTCATATTACACCTCATCTACATCCATTTGGATAAATCTGATTTGAAATGGTTGAGCATGAGCTATACCATCAATTACATAAACTTTTATTTGATCTGAAACTATGTACATATTTTTAGTCACTCTCTTATTTTCTGCAAGATCAAAGTAATTAAAAGAGCAACTTGTCTTCTTTACTAATTGAAGTAGATTAGACAAAGCTGCTCCATTCCATTTACCACTATCTTTAAAATCACAATATACTTTATTACTTAAACCGATAACATCTCGATACATTGTACCATCGTCACTACGACCTGATTGATCGCCATCATATTGAGCATATTCATACGATATATCATCTACGATATAAGTTTCACCATCTACTTGTATTTCATAAATTTTCATATCAGCCCTCCTATGTCAACAGCAAGATTTCTCCTGCATCGATTTGTTCTTGATTAATCTTCTTAATGATTTTTCTACCATCTTCATATCTCACTTCGATTATAAGATGTATTTCTTTTGCTTCAGTATTATCTTTATTGTCTTTGATAGCTTTATCAACTTGCTCATAGATTTTACTCTCTGGTGAAACAATTTCTCCTTCACGAGTATTATCACCAATTATTGCTAATTGTGGACTGTTCGAAGGAACATAACCACCTTGAGCAAGCATTGGTATTTGAGGTGTTGATATTGTTGGCATCCAACTAAATGGTTTAACACCTAAAATATCAATCTTCTTTATTTTCTTTAAAGCCCCATTAATACCATCAAAAGGAACTTTAATAACCTTGTTGATACCTTTAATAATCGTATTTACGACTTTTGTAAAAGCAGAAACAATTCCATCTTTTATACCATCAAAAATTTTACCACCAGTTGAAAAAACTTTTTTTACACCATTCCATGCATTTGAAAAAGTATTTTTAAAGAAAGTCGCAACTGATGAAAAGACACTTTTTATTCCATTCCAAGCTCCTACTGCTCCATTTTTTAAGGAATTCCAAGCAGAACTGAAAACATTTTTTATTGGTTGAACTACAGTGTTGTTAAACCAATCCATAGCTCCATTCCAGGTATTGCAAATCCATTGCCAGCAAGATGATGCTGCTTCTTTTATTGCATCCCAATGTTTAACACATAAAACGATTATTGCTATTAAACCTGCTATTGCTAACACTACTAAAGTAATTGGACTAGTTAAGACAGACATTGCAATACCGAAAGCAGATGTTACAGTTGTTGCAACAACTCCTATTCCATTCCAGACACCAACAACAACATTCCATGCAGTAAGTGCACCAGTTATTAAAACTATGGTCGCAATTAAACTTTCTAAGAAGGTTAGTGCAACTTCATTTTCAGAAATCCACTTTAACGCATTTCCCATTCCGTTAAGGACATCTACAATAATGCCACCAGTCCAACTAGCTATAGGAACTAATAAGTTATTCCATAACCAATCAAATACTGGTTGTGCATCTGTTATTACTTGATTTATAAAACTGATAGCACCACCTATTAAATTTAAAAACGATGGTAATATATCATTTATAGCATAACTTGCTAATGGAAGACACACATTATCATAAAACCACAATAAACCATTTCCAACATTTACGGCAAATGGTTCTAATGCATTCCATAAAGAATCTAAAGATCCATTAATCTTAGTAAAATCAATGTTTTTTATAGCATTAGCTGTTGATTCCAAAAAATGAGGAAGGGCATCAGTTATAGTGTAATGAGCCAGTGGTACTAGAAGATTAAAATATAATCCTTCCAACCCTGCTCCTACTCCTTTGCCAAAATATCCTAATGCATCTTTTAAACTGTCAAATGCATTTAATAAATTATCGAAGCTTATATACTTTAATGGTTCAATGTATTTCATTATTTTATCCATTGTTCCAGATACGGCTGTTTCTATTGTTGCATCACTAGTAATTGTTGGTGTTAGAGGCATATCTACTCCTCCACCATTAGAACCATTGCTTGATGAATTAGATGTGTCTTTGGTATTTAAAACATGTATTTCATCCATCGATCCAAATGCTTTATTTATCTTCTTTGATGCTTTTACTGCTTTGGAAGCTGATTCTGATGCTGAAGTTCCAATATTGGCTATATTATTACTTGATTTTGATACAACATCATTGAATTTTAAACCAAAACATGCCATTATCTTTTGAATTGAATTTAAAAAAGATGTAACAGCATTTATAGCAGAATTAATAACTGGTATAAACAATTGAGCAATTGGAGTAATTACTCTTCCAACAGCAACTTTCATATTAGTAAAAGAAGCTGTTAACATCTGCATTTGTCCACTAAATGTTTTAGCATAAACAGTTGCATCTCCTGTTTGAAACTTTGTTTCTTCTAAAATACCATTATATTCAGCTTCGATTTTTTGAGCTTGAGTCATAGCAGATGTCGTTGTATTATGTGCTTTAGCATAATCTTCCCACATCTTTGCTACATTCTTTGTTACACCAGCATTATCAACTAATATCGAATTTTCATTTTTCAAACCTTCAGTAGCAGTTACTATAGCTTCTCCTAGGTCATAATTAGCTTGTCTTCCGAATGCTGCACTATCTTTTAGTGCAATCATTGTATTTTCAATTTGAGAGGTGTCATAACCTCTTGATAATAAATTTTTATACGCTGTAGTAGCTTCCGTAACTGTAGTTAATCCATCTTTTGTATAATCATTAATGAATGATTGAGCCTTAGTAAAAGAATTTCCTGTTCCTTGAACAATAGAATTCAATCCTGTCCATGCAGATTGGATTTTAGATGCTTCCGTAATGGCTGTTTTGCTAAAATTAACTACAGTTCCTACAGCAAATGCACTTGCCACATATCCTACTATTTTCTTCATTGGAACTGCAAAGGCATTCTCTGTGGCATTTACTGTATTCTTGACTTGGTTGTTAAACTTAGAACTATTTAATTCTAAATCTAATGCGACCTTACCTACGCTTACATCGGCCATATTATCACCTACTTCCTACCTAAACAAGTTAGAAAGTACAGAATTGATTTCATTGGCTGATAGTTGAATCAATTGTTTATTATTTTTATTTTGTGTTGATTTAAACTTTAGCCAATCACTCCTTATTTTCTTCTCTTGATTAGTCATTTGACTTATTTTTTTATTATCTTTTTCCGAACGAATTCTAATTACTTGACCTAATGCCGTATCTCCATTTAAACCAATTAACAGTTGTCTAAATTCTTCACAAGAAATAGAATCATATTCTTGATATAATCTGATTCCATATTGTTGTGCAAAACTAGACACAATTAAATCCCAGTCAAAGTCTTTGTCATAATAACTTTCTGGGATTATAAGTTTTTTCTAGCCACTTCTTGAGCTCTTTTCTTTAGTTCATCAGGATCCTCTCCAGTAATAGCTCCCATAATGCAAAACGTTAAGTAACTGTTATACTCTACTGGTAAATCCATTTTCATAATTTCATCAGCCTCGTCAGCTCCTAATGCTAGGTCATATATTTTTTTTGTTCTTTCTTTATCAGACAATTCAGTGTCAGCATTTACTTCCTGTATTTTATCGAAAGTTGACTGCCTATTATCTACCACATAAAGTTTGTCAACAATTTTAATTTGTGGGCAATTGTCTCCTGTTAATATTTCTTTTGTAATTCCTGTATCAATTATTCTATTCATATTTTTTCTCCTCTTTCATTTTTAATTTATTAAATAAAAAAAGGGTGAACATTTAGTTCACCCAGCAATACTACTAATTAGCACTTGATGGTGTAAAATTAGGTTTCCCTTTACCAGTTAAATCTCCACTTAATGGAGCAACGTTAGTAGCTGAACCCATTAAATCTGTTAAAGCAACAATTGAAGTGAACTCTAATTTAGCTCCATTAGGAAATTTAATTCTAAAGTCTGCTTCTGCTGCTTTTCCGATATTATATCTTAATCCGTCAATATAATCATTACCAGGATCTCCTAAACATCTTTTACCAGAAAACGAACCACTTAGTGCTTTTGCCGTTAATAAGGCGTTCTGCCATCCCCCAGATGCTATTGAATACCAAGTTTCAATATTGTTATCAATAGTAATATTGAACTCTTCTAAGTCAGCAATTGAATAATATGTATCTTCTTTTGCTTTTACTTCTACTACGCATTGACTGATAGCATATTGCCCTATTATTACAGTTGTTTCATGTTCCATTTTATCTCTCCTTTTCAACATATAAATTTAATTCAAAAGAATATTCATAAACGTTCTTTTCATCAGTTCCTAAATCAATAGGTTCTTCTGGAATCATATTTACAAATATTCTCTTTTCATCAATAAAAAAAGTTCTTTCTTCAAAGAACTCATAAATTGATTGTGCCATTATCTCGGCATCATTTTTATTTTTAGTATATCTTAATAAAATTGTGATTGGTTTGATATAAGTGCTTTTAGTTTTCTTTCCTCCAATAGTTGGAGAATAAGATAATTCTCTTTTTGAATTATAAAAACAAATTGCTTTCTCCTGGTTATTATCAATCTTTCCAATAGAAATAGAATCTTCCCAATTAAAATTATTCTTAAAATAGTCTTTTAACTGTTTTAACGTTAGTTTCATTTATATCTTCCTTTCGCTAATCTTTCAAAGATTTCCTTTGGAAGATTTTTTTTATTTCCATTTATGTACGGATCAAACCATTCTCCACCTGCATTTTTATTCTTTCCTTTTTGGAAATTGTACTCTGGATGAAAGTAAAGTCTTCTTGCATAAGGAGTATCACTTACTATAGATACCTTCCCAATAGATTTTTTACTATCATCAACAAAAGTACTTTTATTTTGCAAGTTTCCTTCATCAAATGGCATTGTTTGACTTTTAACTAAATCACTTCTTACAGCATCAGCTGTCTCTACCAAACACTTAATCATATCTTGCTTTATAAGATTGATATCCTTGGTATTTATTTTAGAAGTTATTTTCATTACATCAACTCAAATTCAGTATGATGAATAGATCCATTTGGATTTCGTGGTCTATATCCAACATAAATTTCATATTGCCTATCATTAATGGTAATAACTCCATCACTTACATTTTTCAATGATGGAGTTATATCTCCTTTAATAATAACCTTACCTACTAATGTTATTTGCTTCCCATCAGAAGTTATAATTCTTTTAGATTTTTCACTAAAAATACACTTGCCTTCACTATTCAACTTTTCGATTGGTTCTCCGTCTTCTGATATTCCTTCGCTATTTAAAGTTATTGAATAATCAGTATTAAGCAACCAATCTGGAAAAGGTAATTCTTGAATCATTCTAGCCAATTATAGGACAATCCAATCCCGTTTTATGTATTGCGTCATAAGCCTCTTCACTCATATGTTTTCTAGAAGCTATTGTGTTAGACGATTTATCAACGTTTACTGATATATCAAGAACGCTATAAGAAGAAATGTTTCCATTACAATCATTATATCCATTTTCTTTAATATACTCAGCTTGATAACATATCGCATTTTTTACCTTCTCTTGTTGAAATTCTGTTAGGTTATCAAATCCAATTTTTACAACTCTATTAAATGTTATACTATCAATTTTTTCTTGTGATAATTTCAAATATTTTTCAATTTCTTCTTCAGTAAGTATCTTACCTCCAAATATATTTGAATAATAATTTTTATTCACATAAAGAGTCATTATATCCCTCCTTAATTTTGAGAAATTACCTTTCCCCTTCGTTTTGACTTTCGTTTTCTTGAAGATTACCGTTTTCCACCTCTTGATTATTATCAGTTGCTTTTTTCTTTTCTTTTATCTCTTCAAAATTAGGATTATTTCTTAACTTTTCAATATAAAAGTTTAAATGTTCTTCGACAATCTTCTTTGTTTTCTTATTCCTGAACTTGGCCATTATTATCACCATCAGTCTTATTGCTATTTTCTTCTGTTACTGGAATAGATTCATTTAATTTATTCTCAAGTTCATTTTTTTCATTTGTTAAAGACTTAATAGCTCCTTCGGCTTCTTCTAATTTTTCAGAAAGTTCATTATTTTTTAACTTTAAATCATCTATTTCTTTTTGAACTTTTTTGTCTGGTGATTTCAAGTCATTTTTTGTTGACTTTAGTTTTTCATTTAAATCATTAACAATTTTTAAATGTTCACTATAAGCAATTGTTTTAGAAGGAGAAGCTTCTATAAGCTCCCCATCTTCATCAACTATGTCGAATCCTTTTTTTAAATAAGTATCTTTGCTTATTTCATCGACTTTATATATTTTATTATCTTTTTTTGCGTACATTTTTATATCCTCCCTCTTAGGCTTCTACGTTAAACGCAATACCACAAGCCTTATTTTCTATTAAGAATGAATCACCATAATTACGGTTTTGATAAATGTATTTATCAGCTGTTCTTGAATCAGTACCAGGAGTAAACAATTTAATATATGCATATTTATCTCTTGTTACTTGACAAGATGGATGACATAACATTAAATTAATTTGTTTAGCTGATTCTACAGGTACACAGCCTTCTGTAAAATCATAAGCTGTTTTAAATCTTGCTTTTGGGACACTAATTAATTTAACATCATCTAAACTATGAACTCTGCGATCAACGTTACCTTCACCATTAGAAATAGTTCTTGTAATGCCATCTGCCTTTTTCAATAGTTTGAGCATATCAGCTGTACCTCTTAATTCTCTACCTTCCATGGGAACTCCTTGATCATCCATTTCAGCCATTCTATCATCGAACCAATCAAGAATATTCTTAACAGTTAATACAGTAGTATCAACAATTGCACCCTTACTAACATTTTTTACAGCCTCAGCATATAATTTTGAATATCTATAACTATCCTTTTCTGGAATAGCTTGTTCTTCTTCAAATGTGTTTTGAATATTAGCTACTTCTACTACAAGGTTAGTTTCATCAATGTCCATAGGATCAATTGCAAACTCGATATCTCTATCATGTTCTAGTTTCTTTGGCTCCCATTCGTTGCTAATAGTTCCAGTATTAAAACCTGTACCTTGTCTATTATGGTCTTTATAACCACTTACGCTCATTTTTGGTAATTTAATAGTTTGAGCATTAATAAATTTAACCTCTGGATGAGATTTTGTCAGAGAATCACTTGTTAACTCTCTAGCATACTTTTGTTGTAAGTCCTTTTCGAACTTCTCGGCATAATCATATACTGCCATTTAAATCACTCTCTTTCATTTTTTATTTTTCATTGCCAAATGCACTGGCTAAAGCACTGCTTTGGTCTTTTTTGTCTTCCTGTCCATCTCCACCAATTTTGAAGCCCTTTTTTTCTTCTTCCTTTTTAGAGATTAATTCAGGAAATTCTTTTATTGTGGATTCAATTTCTACTGATAATTTTCCAGTATCGATTTCTCCATTTTCATCAAGAATGTTAGCTTTATCAATTAATCGAGTTGCTCGTTCCACTCTTGAATCACTAACTCCCTTTCTCAATAAAGCATTTTCGATACGAGCATTAATCGTTTCTAATCTTGCTTTATCTAACTTTTGAGTAAGCTCTTGCGTTTTTTCATCAACGCTCTTGCTAGCTTCCTCTTCCTCTTTAGCTTTAGCTAATATTGACTTTGCTTTTTCAACATCATCAATTCCTAATTCCTTTAGTTGTTTAGCCAAAGCTTTACTAGTATTCTTTGTACTAATATCATTCAACTCTTTATCAGAATACTTCTTTTCATCTGATACTTTGTTGTCTTTAGTACTTTCACTAGTATTTGAAACTTTTTCTTCCGTACTTGTTTCAGTAGTACTGTTTGCTTCCTCTTCCCCACTATCAGCAAACATTTGGATATTAAGTGGCATTTGAACATTTTTAAGTTGTTCCATCTTTTCCTCCATTTCTGAGATATGGTCATCTCTACCCTGTTATTTTAGATACAGGCAAACTAAATTTTTGGTGTCCTTGTAGGAATCGAACCTACATAAACCTTTAGGACATGAAAAAAGCCGATATTTCTATCGACTTAATTATTAAAATTTACATATAATATTAATGGTCGGAGTAGCACAATTTGAACTTGCAACCTCTAGTTCCCAAAACTAGTGCACTACCAAATTGTGCTACACTCCGATAATTGACACATTATTATAAATTTGTTATAATGTGTACATAAAGAACTTGTCAATTCGCGTTTCGAAGCGGCGAGTTCTTTTTTATTTTCTTTTATATACCCTTATCAACCCTTTTTTCCCAATTAAAACTATTTTATTTACATGAGAATATCTTAAATCATTATATATTTTTTTAACTTGTTCTACTGCTTCCTTATTAACTAAGTTGCATTCTTTATTACTTATATCAAAAATAAAATTATTACATTGATTTGTAACTCTATGAATCAATTTTGATTGCTTACTTTTTTCAGTTTCTGCTTTATATATATTTTTTATCTCCCAATATTCTTTATCATTTACTCTAATATCAGGTGTTTTGACGCCATCAGGTTTATTTATCCTATGCACGGAATCTATATCCCAACCTAACTTATGTTTCAATATATCCACAGTCTTTAATTCATCAAGATTCAGTGATTTTTTGTCAAATTGTGCATTTGAGGTATTGTAAATAGTTTCTGTTCCATCTTCATTTTTTTGGATAAATTCAAATAGATGTCCTAACTCTTTTGGATTATCATTAATATTGGTTGTCATTTCTTTAGTAATATCTTCATAAGGAATATTTGATTCTTTTATAATTTGTTCTTTCATTTTTTCATATGCTATCTTTTTTTGCTTATGCTCTTTTATGTTTTCACTATCAATACTTCCTTTTTCTAATCTCTCGTACTTTTTTATATTTCTATTAATATAATTTATTTTATCTTGAATTTCCTGTGTATCATTATGATTTTCATATTCTTTTTCATATTCTTTTAATTCAGGATAGTAAGTAATTAACCCATGTTCACAGTTAGGATGAAGAAAACCTTGTTTCATTGCTTCGCTCAATAGCATATAATTACCATCTTTTTTTGTTCCACTACTATACACATCATCGATGAATATATGATTTTCCCATTTTTGACATATAGGACAAGCTCCTCCATGGGAAGTAGCTTGAACCAGGGTTCTTCCTATTGATTTTCTAAATTCTCCCTCTCCCATCAAATGAGCACGAACAGATGCGGTTCTAACGGCCATTTCGGCATAAGATGCTATATTAACTCTACGGCCATTTTTATATTCAATACAATTTAATCCTCTAGATAGAAAATCTTTGTTTGCCATATCGATTGCCTGTTTCTCTGTCATAACACCATTTGCAACAAAGAAAGCACTTTTATGAATGACTTGACGATATTGGTCATTAATCATTCTTAAAGCGCTCTTATTTGCTGTTTTTAAGTCGTTGTTGACTGATTTTATTAATGAATTAACCTTTCTATCATTTGTCTTAAAAAAACTCTTATTTAGCAATTTGTCGGCTTCAATCTTTTCATTATTAACTCTATTGTGTAAATTTATTGCTGATAAAGTTCCTTGCTTAAGTTCTTTTCTCAAACGATCAGCGATGTTTTTGTCAAATCCCTTAGTTAATTCTGTTATGATATCTTTATTTTCTCTTTGATACCTTTTTATTTCTTTTAGCTTTTCAGCTTGCCATTGACTAAACGAAAATCCAACTTCTTTTTCTTCCTTTAGATGTCGTTTAAGATTTCTTTGCATAGAAGAAATTAATTTCAATTCCATTTCTTCATATAACCTCTTTATATTATAATCATTCATGATTTACCGCCTAATCTTTTTCTTTAGTCAAAACCTCATCATTTTCAACTAAATCTATATCTTTATTAACACTAGGCTCTTCCATTTCGATGATTCCCTTTTCTTCTTTTATTCTTCTAACTTCTTCTAACTTCCACTCTTCATCTTTTGTATCACCCCACAATTCTTCAACTTGGGCTTCAATACTCATAATATTAGTTGTACTAGCTTTTCCAACTGTTTCTACTTGAGCTTCAAACGAAGGATTTGCATATCCACCAAACGTTGGAGTTACCTCAACATCTTCTAAATCCTTTTTTTCAAGTGTATCTTTAACTTTAAAAGTTATATTTATTATTTCTTTAATAACTGTATTTAATCTTTCTACAATTTGATTTCTTCGATATAGTGTTGTTTTCTCTTTCTCCCTTTGAGCCTCTGCATTATCTAATTTCTTCATATCGATTCCTAATGTACTTGGACTAATCAATCCTTGCAAGCAATTATCTAATGCTGTTACATATGTACTTAAAAGAGCTTCATGATTAATTTCCCCTTGTGTTGTTTTAACCTCGTTTTTTACTCCTTCTTTCATATCACTTTCAGTCAAAATAAAACTAACATCAAAATCACTTTTTCTTATAATCATTCCAGTTTTAGGATCTCTTGGAAGCAGCGACTCAGGAATATACTCTTTTAATTGTCCTTTTCTTATTGCTAGCATCCATTGGCTCCAAACTTCATCAAACGCATCAAAATTGTCTATCTTACTATCAAAAATCGATTTACCTCTACCTTTATACTTTTTACTTTTATAAATTATAAATGGTACTGCCATCATGAATTTATTAAAATTTTTAACTCTAGAGTACTTAGATAACTCTGGATATTTACCCATACTTTCTTCTTTTCCGTTTTTGTCAACAAGTTTAAAAGTTATTCCATTAATGTCATATTTTTCTAATAAAACAAATTGTTTCTTGTTTAATATTTTATTAGTTTTAAAAGTATATGAAATTATTCTTCCTCTTTCGTACTCGATATCTACTCTTGATCCTTCGTAAAATTCAATTATAGGGTATTGACTAATATCTGTATCAACAGATATCTTGAAAACACCATCGCCTTCAACAAGGGTACTTTTTACTGCTTCATTTAATAAATCTTTTAAATGAATTTCTTTATCCATCTCTTTCCACTCTTCTGTTCTTTCTTTTACTTCAATTTTATCCAAATCATCAGTAGAGATGTCCGCTAAAGTATCAACTATCATCGCTGGTAGTCCTGTATGAATCTTTCTAATATTCATTCCTATTGTTGGTTTACTTCCCCAGAAACGATTGTTATTTAATTTGTCATTAATTTGTTCATAAAGCTGTTGTAATTCGCTTGATTCTCCCCTATACCATACATTGTTAATAAATGCTTGCCCTTCAAAGTTAGTTAATTTATTAATCTGTATATTTAAACTTTCAGGTTCTTTATAATCTAACCAATTTTTTATCATATTTTTTATTACACCCATCTTTCTTTCCTCCTAATCATCGGCATCTTTTATTAGTTGTTTTAACAATTCCCAATTACCTATTAAATTTTTAAATGGTAACCAAGCGTATTGCCCACCTTGTATAAAATGATCATTCCCATCTTCCAAGTCTCCTTTTTCAGTGTAACTGTATCTATCACATTCTTTTAGATATCCTGTACATGTTTCTACAATTAAAAAATCGTTGGTTTTAAGCCAACTTTGAGTTAATTGAATCCTTGTTAAATTAGGAGTCTTTTTCCATGCTCCTATGAAGTTATAGATACATCCATATTCTCTTTTATATTTGTTAGCTTCTGCTATAGTTCCGGCATCAGCACTATCAATAAAAATATTTGGAGCAAATCCCCATTTGATTTTGCATTTTTCTGCAAAGTTAATCAATTTTATAATTACATCACTTGGGGCAAACGGATTTTCAATATCTTTGTTATTATATCCTTCTTCTTCTAACAAGACACATCTCCTATCATCTGTTATACCTATAAATAAGAATGTTAACTCATCATGGGTTTTAGAACTGTATGATGTATCACACCCAATCGAAAATCGAATATAATTAAAGGCTTTAGCTTGTTCCTCCGTTATAATATCTTTCTTCTCGATATTAAACACTAAGCCTGTTGCTTTACCTCTAATACCTTGTATCTTGTTTTTATACATCTTTGTCCCTACTGGAACAGCATTTATCTTTTCTTGTATATCTTCTTCTGTTAAACTAGCATTATCATAAAAAGTAAAATACCAATGAATCCATCCTTTTACGTAAGGCTCTTTTAATTCTTCTAACAATTCTTTAGGATAATCTTTTATGTACTCTTTTAATGGTCTACTTTTGTTGATAAATTCTTTATATACGTCTAATGAAGGATCATCGGGATTATTTGTAGTAATCATGTACTCGCATCTGTGAGTAACTTCTCTTACAAACTCCATATCTGCTATGTTTATTTCATCTATGAAAACACAACCCATTTGTGAACCTAATACTTTTTGCCATCTTTTTTTATTATCATATCCGCAAACGTATATTATCTTTGTTCCTTTTACAGTCTTATATTCTATGTGTGGAATGCTTATTTTTCCTTTTCCATTAGAATAATACTCTGCAACATACTTGAATTGCGATAATAATCCTAATTCACTATTGATTATATTTTTTTCTACAGTACCTAAATCTGCTCCAGCAATTACATGATCTTTTTTATCACTCATTGCAACCATTAACATGAATTTAGGTATTCCTACTGTAGTTTTTCCGGCTGCTGTAGTTCCCTCTAAATAATCTCTTTTACTCTTTATGGATAGAAACTTTTTAAACTTTGGAGATAAAACTAAATTACTCACTTATATCATCTTCATCTATTTCTTCCATTTGCTGTACTAAACTTTCAATATTAGAAATAGTTTCTTGTTCTTTTAATTCTAATTGACCATTAACATCCGCTTTTATATTTTGAACATATTGACCATCCATTTTATTTAATGTATCAATTGCTTTAATTTTTGTGCCAATATCCGTTTCTAAATCGCTAACATTCTTTTCGCCATCAATATAAATATATTTCTTTTCTTTTATATCTCCATTTACAACTCTTGTTAACCATCTCATGCGTTCTTTAGCACTCATTATCGATTCATCTTCTAGTTTTCTTGTTAGTTCTTCATACCTCGCCCTAATCTCTCCCTGTTTAAATAATAAAGATGCTTTATCATCAATTGTTTTATCTTTCATCTTACTAGCATCATAACTGTTCTTATAGGCTTCTCTTTGAGACATGCCTTTAATCAAATTTTGAACAAACCTTTCTTGCTTAGCTGTTAACATATCTCTACCTACTTTCTATTTAATTACTTCTTGCAATCAAGTAATCTATTACATTGTCTTTATCTTATTTATTACATCTGTATTAAGATAATTGGATAATTCATTTAAATAAACATATAAGTCAT